ACTTCTATTCTTTCTGAGCAAATCGCTCTTGAGATTGATCGTGAGATTCTTGAAGACCTCGTTAAGGGTGCTACCGCTGGTAAATACTACTGGTCACGTCACGCTGGTAAGTTTGTAAACAGACTTACTGGACAGGAGATTGGTGCTACCACAGCAACTCCAGACTTCACCGGTACTGTTTCCGAGTGGTACGAGACTCTCGTTGAGACCATCAACGACGTGTCTGCACAAATTCACCGCAAGACTCTTCGCGGCGGAGCTAACTTCATCGTCGTCGGACCTGAAGTTGCTAACGTCCTTGAGTTCACCGCTGGATTCCGTGCATCCGTGACTGCTGATGCAGAGCGCGGAACCGTTGGCGCTGTTAAGGTTGGCGCACTTTCCAAGAAGTGGGACATTTATGTTGATCCTTACTTCCCCCGTAACGTGGTCCTCGTTGGTCGCAAGGGTGGATCCTTCTTAGAGAGTGGATACGTCTACGCACCTTACGTGCCTTTACAGGTCACTCCTACTATCTTCGGAACCGAAGACTTCGTACCTCGCAAGGGTGTGATGACTCGCTACGGCAAGAAGATGGTACGTCCTGACATGTACGGACTCGTCATCGTTGTTGATCTCGTTTGATACGATTAATCAACTCGTAGAATAAAAGAATTCCCTCGTCAAGCAATTGGCGGGGGTTTTCTTTATGCCGTCAACTATTTAATGAGAGGAGACTTATAATTAATGGCGATACCCACTTTAACTCCAGCCAGCCAAGTTAGTGCTGTTATATTACCGCGAACTGGATCAGCATCCGATGTAAGTTTACAAACACCGATTGGTGTATACGACGCATCAACAGATTTTTTATCAGGTGCAGCAGACCAGATTAATTATACATACCAAAAGCTTGGTGGAGATGTATTAGATATTGAGTTGACCACAGGAAGTGTTTATGCTGCATATGAAGAGGCGGTATTAGAATATTCCTATATTGTTAACATGCATCAGTCCAAGAACATTCTTTCTGATATTCTTGGTATGACCACAGGCACCTTTGACCACGATGGTGAATTAAAAGAGGGAGAACTCTCTTCCAGTCTAAGTGGCACGCACATCGCCTTAAAATACCCTAAAGTTACTTTTGCTTTAAATCAGAAGTATGGCGATGCTGTTTCGACTCAAGTTGGTATCGGTGGACTAACAACAATCTATTCTGGCTCATTTGCTCCAATACAAGATGTACAAGATTATGACTTGGGAGCAATCATATTAAGCGCGTCAAATAATAACTTAGACAAAGCAACTGGAGATCCAGTGCCTTATAGTGGTCTGGTCAGCGGTAAGAGGGTTATTGTTGATAAGGTATATTATAAATCACCACACGCTATGTGGAGGTTCTTTGGATATTATGGTGGTCTCAACACGGTTGGCAACTTAGCTAATTATGGTCAATATGCAGATGACTCAACCTTTCAGCTAATCCCAGTGTGGCAAAACAAGGCACAGGCAATGGAGTTTGAAGATGCAATCTATACAAGAAATTCGCACTACTCATTCCAATTAGACAATAATAAATTAAGAGTCTTTCCAATCCCAGTAAATCCAGGCAGTATCACACCCGAGTTCTTTCATTTTGATTTTAGAATTGTTGAAGATGCGTGGACAGAGACTTCTGGTTCTGTTTCTGGAATTGATGGCATTAACAATATGAATACGATTCCATTTGCCAATATTCCATACGCAAATATTAATTCTATTGGTAAGCAGTGGATTCGCCGCTTTGCCCTCGCTTTATGCAAAGAGACACTTGGACAGATCCGCTCCAAGTTTGCTACTGTGCCAATTCCTGGCGAGTCTGTGACTCTTAACGGAACAGCACTAATCAGTGAAGCTCGTGAAGAGCAAACAAATCTTAGAGGTGAGTTAAGCGATGTCTTAGATCAGTTGACTTATCAAGCCCTCGCTGCCAAAGATTCAGAGATCAGTGACAACGTTAACAACCTCAGCCAGAAAATACCAGCAGGCGTTTTCGTAGGATAAGGGGGGATAGATGTCAGACGACGAAAAATGGAAACAGCCAGACCAGCCACCGCCCCCTCTGTTCCTCGGTGAAAAAGAACGCAACCTTGTTAAGCAAGTTAATGACGAGCTTATTGAGCGCGTTATAGGACAGCAAATTGTTTACTATCCTATTGACGATTCAATCACACAATACAACAATCTTTATGGTGAGGCTATAGAAAAAACATTCTTACCACCTGTCCGCGTTTATGCTCTTGTAGATTACCAGAGCACAGAAACAAAAGCAGACACAGTTGCTGGTATGGACAAACAAAACACAATCACAATTTACTTCCACAAAAGAAGATTGATTGAAGACCAAGACCTTTATGTTCGTGAAGGCGACTTTGTTTTGTATGGCGATTACTACTACGAGATCGTCAGCACACAGTGGGCAAGACAATTGTTTGGACAGATTGATCACACATTTGAAATCGTAGCTACAGCATACTATTCAAGAGAGGGACTATTCGATGCCACCTAATGACAATCCAAGAAAGCAAGAGCTTGCTCCGATAAAAGAAATAGAGCTTCAGCCCTCAACAATTGAGACAATTGATCGCGCGATCTTTGAGTTTGTTGATGAAGATCTTGATATCTTTTGCTCTACAAACAAAGGGTTTAAGAAGGTGCCATTCATTTGGGCAGGTGCTGAGAGAGCGTACCAAATCAAACATAATAGAGAACTTCGTGATGTTAACGGCTGGCTAATTTATCCAATTATGAGTATGGAGCGCACAGGCATTACAAAAGATTTAACAAAGCGTGGTGCCTATTATGCAGCCGGACAAAACCTTGGCGATAACAAGGGCGGGTCTATGACAATTGCAAGAACGATTAAACAAAATAAAACAGCCAACTTTGCTAACGCTGATTCAAAAAGACTGATTTCAAATACAGTCGGAACAGGTCAGAACAACTTCCCACGAAAAAATGAAAAAGTTGTTTATGAAACAATTACAGTTCCAATTCCAGTTTACCTTGAGGTCACATACACGTTGACTGTTATGGCTGAGTATCAACAACAGATTAATGAAATTATCACACCCTTCATGACAAGAACTGGTGCGATTAATTATACAGTTGTAGAGAAGGACAACCATCGCTTCGAGGTATTTATTGACTCAGACTACACCCTCAATAACAACGCCTCTTCGCTACTTGAAGATGCCCGAGGTTACGAGACACAAATTAATTTTAGAGTTATTGGCTACATCATGGGAGCCGACAAAAATGAAGAGCGTCCGAAGATTGTACGCAGAGAAAATGCCGTTGAGGTCAAGATACCAAGAGAGCATGTAATCGTTGGAGATATACCTGAACACTTGAATGTCAGCGGTAATGTTCCTTTTTATCGTTCATAAAGTTATATTTAGGACTTTCGTCAATTTATTAACTATTTATTAACGATAATCAGAATATTTTATTCTCAAGATTTTTGAAGAGCGACAAGGAGACACTTCATAATGTCAGTTAAATCTTTTAAGTTTATTTCACCCGGTATTTTCATCAATGAAATTGACAACTCCCAATTACCCGCCCTCCCCGCTGAGGTTGGTCCAGTAGTTATTGGTAGAACAGAACGAGGACCAGGAATGCGTCCCGTTAAGGTTCGTTCATTCTCAGAGTTCGTAGAGATCTTTGGTAACCCTATTCCAGGCGGCGCAGGCGGCGATGTCTGGCGTGAGGGCAATTATACCGCACCAACCTATGCTGCATACGCTGCTCAGGCTTATCTTCGTAACAGCAACGCTCTTACAGTCGTTCGTCTCCTTGGTGGTCAAAGCGATCAGGTTGCTGATGGTGGAGCAGGCGAAGCTGGTTGGCAAGTTTCTGGTTCTAACGATTTAGACCCCGCAGTTAATGGTGGCGCGTATGGCTTGTTTATCTTTCCATCTGCTTCCTCTACAACACCTGTTACTGGTGTTCTAGCTGCTCAGTGGTATCTTGATGAGGGTTCCATTGAACTTTCTGGCACAGTCCGACACAGCACTACAATTGCAACCGGCTCTGCCGTCTTGTTTCAGGATCTAAATTCTTCCGGTGTTGCTGGGGCAGGTACAGTTGAATACAAAGTTCTCATCAAAGATAAAGACGCGGCTCTTGTTAAAGAGACTGCTTTTGATTTTACGCGCTCAAGCTCGAAGTACATTCGCAAGGTGTTTAATACAAACCCAACACTTATCAATACTGCGATTACAAGAACAGCACAGCAAGAAACTTACTGGCTTGGACCAAGTTACGAGAGAGAAGTTGCTGATAATATTAGCGGAGCATCTTTTGGTATTATCTTAGGTTTAGATAGCGGCTCCAGCAACGCAGCTAACTTCCGTTTTGGATTTAGAGCAGCCCAAACTCCCTGGATTATTTCTCAAGATCTTCAGTCTGCTTTTGCTGGCTTTGATGCTAATAGCATGACAAAGCTGTTTAAGTTCCACACACTTGACTCTGGCGACGATCAGCAGAGAAGAGTTAAAATTTCTATCACAGAGATTAAGGCTTCCACAACTGAGGTTGATCCTTACGGATCTTTCTCCGTTGAAGTGCGTGATGTTAGAGACAATGACAACACCCCTGTTGTGATAGAGAGATTTAGCTCTGTCAATCTCAATCCCGCTTCTCCAAATTATATTGGAAGAGTAATTGGAGACCAATTCATTGTTTGGGATGACACTGAGCGCCGTTACCGCACATACGGAAATTTTGTAAACAATTCAGCAATTATCCGTGTTGAAGTAAACGAGGATGTTGAAGCAGCAGCCACCGATGCGAGACTCTTGCCATTTGGCTCTTTTGGTCCTGTTCGATTTAAGAACTGGGGTCAAGTGCTTTCTGGTAGTGATACTCCACCTGATACCTATGTCACAGGCGCTTCCGGTATCCCACACCCATTTACTCACGGCGTGGATAATCCATTCTGGTTTGTTCAAGATGGAACAAATGCGTTAGGTCGCATAACTGGAACTGTTAATTATCCTGCGATTCCTTTGAGAGTTAGTGCTTCTGATGGAGACATTCCAGATCCAACAGATGCTTACTTTGGTATTGATACCACACAAAATGGAAACAACCGTTTCGAGAGCAGCTACATTGATATTGTTAGAGCATTGCCAAATTCCGCAGACGCTTTTGCAGTCGGTGCCGGAACTGAAAGATCTTATATCTTTACCCTTGATGACTTGAAGTCATCTAATAGCGGAGACACTGGTGAAGTTGCAGTTTATCTGTCTGGTTCGCGCCGAGCAGGAACATCTTTCACAGCGGTTAGTGGAACCTATGAACAAGTTCTTGACATGGGCTATAACCGATTCACTGTCCCGCTTGTCGGTGGTTTTGATGGTCTCGACATTCGAGACAAAGAGCCTTTCAACAATACTGACCTCGCAGGTGGAAGCGATACTACAAATTACGCTT